GAACGCATTGGCGAGTATGAAAAGAATAAATATTTGGTTGACAATCTTGAAGGTGTAGATAAATACTTCAGAAAACGTATGAGAAGATACACAACTGAATTTTCATACGATGTTATGGCAAATGAAATACCATATTTTAAAACTATAAATTATACTGAATACGCCACGTCTTTTATGATGGTCCCTCTTAGTCAAATAATGAGAGACCAGCAAGTTAGAGATGCTTACTATGATGAAGAGAATGAAGAATATCCAATATTAGATTGGGTATCATACTTCAGAAGTAATGTCGAGAATAAAGTCTCAAATAAATATGAAGACAGAATAGATTTTACAAAAGACCCTCGATATGATAGAGAGTTTGAAGCATTAGTAATTTTACCTGGTTCTAATAAAATAAAAAGTAGAGTGTGTTTAAACAAATTAAATACTATAAAAGAAAGACACGGAGATAAAGTTTTATTTAAACCACACCCTATAACTCAACATCAAATTATAGGTGAGTTAAAAGATTTATTTGGAGAATCTTGTATACTACCACGTGAAGCAGACTTATATGCCTTTATGATGAAGGTTCCTAAAATATACACGACAAATATTAGTGAATCTTGTTTATATGCTGTTTGTTTAGATAAAGAGATTGACCACATTGAAGTTCATCAAGATATGGCTTGGGGTTCTTTCTATCATATTAATTGGCCTATATTTCAATGTGAAGTTCGTGGACAAGATACAAAATATTTCATAAATAAAATAATGTCAAGTCCTAAATGTGGAATTGTAAATCCAAAAGTAGATGTAAATTGGAAGAAAAAACTTAGTGATTACTTGACCTATATACATAAAGAACGTGAATTGTGGTATGAAACATTTGTACGTGATGACCCTATTGTTAAACCTGAAGAATTTAAAAAGAAGAAATCTTAGGAGTTTTTAAATGAAAAAAGTTTCAGTTTCAAACGTAACATTTGGAGGTGATGATACACCTTTAATAGCAGGACCTTGTGTTGTTGAGACGTACAAACTTGCTACTGATGTTGCAAAACAACTTGTGAAGATAGGAGAAAAAACAAACACTCCTATAATTTATAAAAGTTCTTTTGATAAAGCAAATCGTTCTTCTAACTCATCTTACAGAGGACCTGGAATAGAAAAAGGATTAGAAGCACTTAGACGAGTTAAAGATGAAACAGGACTACCTATTCTTACTGATGTTCACGAAGTTCATCACGTAAAAGAAGTAGCAGAAGTTGCTGATATATTACAAATACCTGCATTTTTATGTAGACAAACAGATTTGATAAAAGCTGCAGCACAAACAGGTAAAGTAGTAAATGTTAAAAAAGGTCAATTTCTATCTCCTTGGGAAATAGAAAATGTTATTGTAAAAATTACAGAAGAAGGTAACGAGAATATTCTGATTACAGAACGTGGAACACAATTTGGATATAACAATCTTGTAGTTGATATGAGGTCAATTCCTATTATGCAACAATTTGGATTTCCTGTTATCTTTGATGCAACACATAGTAATCAACTTCCTGGTGGTAACGGAACATCTACAGCAGGTATGAGAGATATGGTTCCTTATTTAGCTAAAGCTGCCGTAGCAGTTGGTTGTGATGGTTTATTCTTTGAAACACATCCTAATCCTGAAGAAGCAAAATCAGATGCCTCTACTCAATGGCCTTTAGATAAGTTAGAAGAAGTTGTTTCAAATATAAAGATGAAACCAACACCTATTAAGTCTACAGATAATGCAGAAAAAGTTTATACGAAAAAAGTTCAAAAAGAATTTGATGAATTTAAGGTTGTAGATTTTAATGAGATGGAAAAACCAAAACCTAAAGTTCGTGATGATGGATTTATGTCTACTGCAACTAAATTAATGGAAGAAAGAAATGTATCAGAAAGTTATGGTATTACATCTGATGACGATTTAAAGAAACTTGAAGACGTTAAATGTGATGTTGTCCTTTGTGATAAATACCTTGATACATTAAATCCTACAGAAGTAGATTTAGCTTTAGTGACAATGTTCAATTCAGTTAACAGAATGATACTAATACAACTTGAACCAGCAAGAAGACCAATTCAATGGTGGATGGATAAATTTCAATTTTTAAGAGAACGACACGACCAAAAAGAGTTGGATATTTTTGTGATGTTTACAGAAGAACCACAAAAACTTAGAATGGTTACTTTACCAAAAGATTGGCATAAAAAAGTAGAAGAACAAAAAGAAAAATCTAAACAGAAAAGAGTTCCTTTAATTAAATGGAACGAAAATAAACCGAAACCGAGGCTATAATATGCACACAGCAGGAAAAGTATGGGGCAAAACAGCTAATATATTTTCTAATCCTAACTTTGAAGTACATAGGATTGAAGTAAATAAAGGAGGTTATTGTTCTAAACACAAACACAAGTATAAATTCAACGCTTTCTATGTAGAGAGTGGTGAATTAGAAATTATAATTTATAAAAATGACTACGATTTAGTAGATACTACGGTTCTCAAGGCAGGTGATATGACGATTGCAAAACCAGGTGAATATCATAGTTTTAAAGCAAATGCAAAAACAATTTGTTATGAACTTTATTGGGTAGAATTAAATCACAATGACATTGAGAGAGAATCTGTAGGCGGTATTTAGTGCTTACTATCCCAATAGAAGATTTCGTAAAAGATAAAAAAGTAATACTCGTTGGCAATTCAATAGAAATGTTGAAATATGAGTATGGTGATTTTATTGATTCATTTGATGTGGTCATTCATATGGGTGCAGCTATCAGGAGAAAAGACGAATACTTTAAATATCTTGGTAGTAGAACTGATATATGGCTAACAGGTACCTTTAGATTTCATTCTTATCACGAATTGGCAGATGAATTTAAAAGTGGTAAATATAAAGACACTATAATTCTTTTTAATAGAGTTAGAACTAAATTATTAAGAGCAGACGATATATCTGCTTTTGAAATTTCACTACCTCAAGTTCCAAGAATAGATATGTTTAACGATTTTGAAATATTGAGATTACTTGAAGAATTTGATTACTTAGAAGGGTTTGGTGATGGCTATAGAGGGCCTGCAAATGGACAACGACCTTCAGCAGGATTTATGGCATTGTTGTATTTTACTAAAAAGGTAACAAGTTATAAAAGTTTAGACATAATAGGATTTGACTTCTTTAAAAAGGTAACTGATGTCAAGAGAAATGACGATTCTGCAAAACCTTTTAGTTGGCATTTACCAATAAGAACAAATAAAGGTGGACATCCACATAACTCAGATATAGAATTTACATATGCTAATAAATTATGTCAAGAGAAAAAAATTAATTGGACCATTTTATCTGATTTAGAACCTGAAACAATAAATTTAAGTAAATGAACGTTTATATAGGCTATGATAGTAGACAAGATTTTTCTGAAAACTTTTCAGACGTTGTTAATCCTCCATATCAAGTTTCAAGATTTTCTATTAAGAGATATAATGAAAATATAAATATACAACCTATAATACTTTCAGAATTAAAAGATAAAAAACTATATTGGAGAACTACAGACTATTTATCAAGTACAGAATTTGTTTATAGTAGATTTTTAACTCCTTATTTAAACGATTATAAAGGTATAGCACTATTTTGTGACTCAGACTTTCTATGGCAATGTGATGTGAATGAATTATTAGATTATTATGATGATAGATATGCAGTTATGTGTGTAAAGCATAATTATTCACCACCTGAAAGTACAAAAATGGATGGTAATCCACAAACACATTATCCAAGAAAGAATTGGTCAAGTTTAATGTTGTTTAATTGTGAACATCCTGATGTAAAATTTTTAAACACCCATAATATAAACGAAAAAGGAGCAAAATGGCTACATAGATTTGAATGGACACGTGATGAATGTATTGGAGAAATACCAGCAACTTACAATTGGTTAGAGGGTTGGTATAATGACAACATTGACCCAAAAGTTATACATTATACACGTGGTGGACCATGGCACGAAACGTGGGATGGTCATTACAAAGAACAATGGGTAAAAACATATAATAAATTAGTTAAGGAGAAGTCAAATGGCTGAAGAAAAAAAGTTCTCAGAAGAAGAACTAAAACAAATAAACGAAGTAGCAGATAACTATAGTTCTTTACAAACTGAATTAGGTAATATTGG